AGTTGTTTCAACCCCTGAACATGCACGTTATCGGTCATGTCGAGAACTCCATGCACATCAGTTCGGTCGCCTCGCGCCGTCCAACTTCGGCAATGCTGACAATCTGCAAAGTCCTCGAACGCTCGGTTAGGACGACGCGCATATCGCTCGTTATGTCCGTCCGGTAGCGAATCACGACGCGGGTCAACTTTTCAAGAACTCGAATGCCCTCGCGATTCTTCTCCATGCCTGACTTGCTGCCGAGGTCGTCCCACCTCGGCCCCGTAGGCATCTTGGGTTACCGCCCGTTGCTCGATCCGGATCCGGCGATTGAACGCGGAGTAATTCACAGATAAACCTTGAACCGATCGACCAGGGAGTCGACGAATTTGAATACGACCTTACCGCTGGACCCCAAGACCTCCGAGCCGCGGTTAAAGTCCTGCGCGCCGACTTGGAGCTTTATCCATGCCTTGATCGCTTCGGGCACCGCGGACGCGCTCGCGTACCCCGCGACGTATCGGACCTTGACGTTTCCGTAATCTCCACGCGAAGTAGGCCACACGGTCGAGTAGGCCGGGTGAACTTTAGCGGGGCCGAAATCGTCGGACGCGTCAAGCACATAGGCGGAGGCGTCAAACGTGGTCACCACGCCCGCCGTGCTGGTGTACTTGATCGACGTTATCGAGGCCACCGGGGTCCGGGTCAGTTCAAAAAAGTCCGGGAAGTCGTCGATCGACAGCTCCCACGTTTGGGTCATCAACGCGCGGCCGGTCATTTGCTCGGCGTACTCCGTCGCGGACCCAATAAAGGCCGTGATCTCGGCGTCGGCATCGCTTGAATCAAGGCGAATGTGGGCCTTCGCCTCGGCCAGTGTGACCGGGTTAGTCGACGGGGCCGTGATGCGCGTTAAAGCCATTATTTGCCCTTCGCCCTACCCTTGCTAGGGGTAGTCGCTTTTGGGGCCTCGGCGGCCGGTTCTGGCGCGGTTTCGGTGTACTTAGCGACACCATCGCGGACATAGAACTCGGCGAGGGCCGCGTCGCATCGCATCACATCGCCCGCGGCGAAGTTACCGAATACTGAGTGCGACCCGGTGCGCTTGAATTTGATTTCGACTTGCATAGTTGCCTCCAGTAAAAAGGCCCACCGTAGTGAGCCTTTTTGGTTGAGTCAAACTCACGCTGGCGATAAGTCCCCTCCGCGAACGGCAGCGGGCTTCTCCGTTGCCAGTGCCAAGCGACGCTCGGCGCGCAACGTGATCAAGTTCTTCGTGAAGTTGTCCGAGTCAGAGTCGGACATTTCCACCACAACGCCCTCGCGGTTGTAGACCATGTAAGCCTCGCTGAATCGACCAACTTGGAAAGTATCGGCCGCCATGCCGATCGCTTGCACGACTGGGAGACCGAACAGGCGAGGCGTACCACCTTCGGACACGCTGTAAAGCGTTTGCCCTGCGGCGGTCGTCATCAGTTCGATTTCCATGGTCGCCCAATCGGCCGGATTCAGCACGATCGCGTCGGCGGGATACCCGGCTGCGTAGCAAGCTGCAATCACCTTGCGGATCAAGACGAACTTTTTCAGAGTCGCGCCGAGGGCCGCGTCGGCGATGCCGTGCGCCGTGAAGTTTCCGGTGTCGTAAGTGCCGGAAATGTTCGGGGCCGTACCGTCGCCAACGACGAGTTGGGTGTCGACTTTTTGGTTAATCCCGTACCTCATTCTCGTATTGACATACGCGGCCAATGCGGGCGCGTCTGCGGCCAGTTGCTTGCTGATCTTGATCCAATGTGCGATCGTCGACACCGGCATATTCACCAGAGACCAAGTAAGCGCGGACTCGGCCTTTGCGGATCCTTCGGCCACTTCGGCGGCGCTGTTCGTGAACGACGCCTCTTTAGTGAACTCGATCGCGTTGGACGAGGTAGTCGTCGACGGGAGCAATGCCTCCATGGAAAACGGCAACATCGCGCCGCCGACGATCCCGCTGTTGCGCTGTGGCGCGACGTTGGTATCGGATCCGGTCAGAGTATTTTTTACTTCGACGCGCAGTTTCGCGAGGTTACCGCCCGCGAATTCACCATAACGGGTGTTCTTGATCAGTTGCTCGCCCCACGAACTGATTTTCGGTGCCTCGGGCGCGGTCGTAGCCTTTTGCTCAATGTTCAGCAAGCGGTCAGCCAATTCGCGCTGCTGGATACCGATGGCGTCAAGGGCGGTCTTGGTGTCTGCGCTGATCTTGCCAACGGTTTGTGCTTCGCCGTCAGCCTTGGTAGACATAGCGGCCAGTTTTGCCTCAACGGAGTCGAGGGCTTTGAGGATTGCTTCGGACATTTAAGTCTCCTATAGAGTGAAAAATTACTGCGGAAAATTCGCCTAGACCCGGACCAGTCGCGTGATGCGATCGATCTGGTCTTGCATCGCTTTTGCCTCGCGCGTCCTTGCGTCCGCAAGTCCGTACAAAACAAACGCGCGGGCCGTCAGCGCTTTTGCGGCCCCTTTACTGAGTCCTGCTACGTTCCGCAGCAAATACTCGAATTCTTTGATTGATTCGACCGCCTCGATCTCGGCTATCAAGTCGGCCCCGCCTTTGACGCTGGCGCTGTCAATACGCGCGGCGCTGTCGGCCGGGAAAACGACCGGCGATATCTCCATCAGGTTTGACCACTTATGGATCGTGCGCCCGGTGTCGGTCTCGGTGTAGTCCCCGGATTTGAGGTATCCGCCGATCGAGAGACCGTCGAGAGTGCCGTGTTTCAAGGCCGCGTAGACGTCCTCGGATTGTGACAATTCAGGGGTCAGTTCACCTGTGACGAACAGACCGACGGCGTCCTCTTTCGCGACTGTCCATTTGCCGATCGGCATCGTCCATTCGTGATTGAAAAACATCTTCGGGAGGGCCTTTTTCAAGGTGTCCGCGAATGCGCCCTGGAGGATGGTGTCGCCATACGAGTCGACGCCGCCCCACTTCGAGGCGTACCCGCTGAAAATACCGCGGGAGTCCTCGACGTCGAGTTGAACGTCAGACAGTGAGAGGGTCTTGCGGACTAGCATTGCTCGCCCCTGTGTTTTGCCCGAGCATTTGCAAGGGCGTAAGGTTAAGCTGTACCGTCAAATCGTTGGCCCCCACCATAGGCGGGAGGTTTTCGAGTTGTCGGCATTCATTGCGGGTCATGATCCCGTTTTGTACGTTCTTGCTGTAGAGTTCGGCGCGCTGCACGGGGGACCCGCGGAGCAACGCGTCCAGCGCAAACTCTGCGGTCATGGTTGACCGTTGGCGCGCGGACATAACCCTTTTTCTCACGGCCTGTTCAATGTTAACTAGCATGGGCCGGACCGTCAGTTTGTAGAAACCGTCGACGATCTGCTCGATCCCGGATCCCCACGCGGTCACGTTGCTGTGGTGGATCATCACGGGCGGGACGTCGAACCACCGACAGATTTCCTCAACCGTGAATTTTCGCGTTTCGAGCAATTGCTGGTCCTGCGGACTCAGCGACAGTTGCTCGTATTTCATGTTCGCTTCGAGGACGTACAAACGACTCGAATTTCCCTCGGACATACCCGCGAAACTGTTTTGAATCGCGATCCTTTGCTCTTTCGAGAGGACTTTGTCGATCATCAAAACGCCCGTCGGTTTTCCGCCCGAACCAAAAACCTTACCCGCTGCGCCCTGCGCCTTGCTAGCCTCGTCGGTCGTGGCCCTCATAAACTCCAATTTTTGCAGTCCGACCGTGCCATTTCCGAGGTTTTTTAAGTGCAAAACGTTGGCCGCGTCGATGATTGCTACGTCCGACCCGAGGGTGTACTGGTAAACCATCGCCCCATCAGGCAAAACCAACGTCTCGACCTGGTCGGCGGCCATGGGCCACACCGACACGGCATCGCCTCGGCCGTCGCGGTCGATCCGCGCGTAAGCGTTACCCCGTAAGTCGTGATTCAGAATCATCGCCCGCCAGAACTCGAACGGGGTCATCCGGGCGTTTGGAGACTCATGCAAAAGCTGGTAAAGCCTAGAATTTCTGGCGAGTTGCTTTTCTCCAGCCACGGTTTCGTAGGCGAAGAACGGCAAACTGGCGATTGTGGTCGCGCGCCGGTCGATACACGCCCAAACTGTGCTGATTTGTAGGGCCGAATCGGGGCCAATATTGCCAGAATCAGACACCAACGCCACCGACGGGACCGCGTTTTGCCACCCCTGCCGGTCGCCGATTGCGCCACCGAACCCGAACCACTGTTTAAAAGAGTTAAACACGGTCAGAGGCGAATGGGTGAGTTAATGAAATCATCTATGTTGTCCTGAGTTTCGGTGCTTGCTGCAACACCGAGCGCCATCGCTAGGGCGACCGCGCCGTCGATCCGTCCGGTCGACTTTTGCTTGTTCAATTTGCGATTGCCGCTGGCATCGCGTTCGACCCGTGTGTTTGCCATGCACATAGTCAACACCAGGTCGCCGCCGTGACTAATCTGTTCGTTAAGTAGCAACGACTCGACCGTATCAAGTGCAGGACTCATGCTCTGGAAACCTTGACCGAACGGGATCAGCGGGAGATCCGCGCCGATCTCGTCGAGTTCTTTTTTCAGAATGTCAAACCGCCAACGGTCAAAAGCGACCGCTTGGACGTCCATGTCCGCTAGGGCGTCGGCGATCTCGCGCGCCAGCATTTCGTAATCGAGAGACGCCCCCGGCAATGTCCTTAAATGCCCCTGAGAAACCCAAACATCGTAAGGACTTTTGTCCCTTCGGGCGCGGTCCGCGAGGCCCTTTTCTGGGGTCCAAAACGTCGCGCGAATGTGCCATTTACCGCCCGCAAAAGCGGCGACAACCATCGCGGTTAAGTCGGTTTTTGCCGATAGATCGAGGCCGACATACACCGGGTTTTCGTAGAACGCCGCGGGATCCGGGTCTTGACTGTTGAGTATCCATATCCCCTTCGATATAAAGGGGTTATTTGCCTCTACCTGCTGGTTGCAAATGTAGTTGCGGTAGCTAGCCTCACGACTTGGCATACGCTTTGCATCTGCCGCCATCTTCAGCACTTCGCTTTGATTCATTAAGTGCCAGTTTGGTTGCGCCTTCGCAATTTCATCTGGATCGAACACATCTGCATCTTCAGGCACTTGGTACACAACGCACTTAATTCGCGGGTCTGACTTCGTTTGCGCATCAGAGATAAGCAACGATAGCAAGTCATTAGGCGAAGGTGCTTGTGTGCTAATCACAATCGTCAGCGGATTTGCTTGTGCTGCACTAGCAGTCTCAAGTGCCTCATACAACTCAGACCTAGGCCCGCGAACCTGCCCTAATTCATCGTGGAAAACAACGCTTGTGGACAGGCCAAAAGCTGTTGACGCTTCAGCCGATAACGCTTTGTAAACCGTCCCAAGTTCAGCGCAAATCAGTGTCTTTGCTGACTCTTTAATCGCTACATACTGGCTCAACTCAGGCGACATTCTTACGATCTTTGCCGCCAACGAAAACAAAATTGATGCCTGCTCACGCGACTGTGCGGCACTGTACGCGTTTCCGTTGGGAACTGCTTCAGGCCCACAGAGGTGAAGTAGCATCAAAAAAGCGCTGGTGGTTGTCTTCGCGTTTTTGCGAGGTATGCTGAGAATGAAAGTCCGAGTAGGACTTCCATAAATCATCTCAATCCACTCGCGTTGCGCCGGACTTAACTTGACCTTTTGACCAACCAATCGCCCGTCTGGAACGCGACACATGGACTCAATCCATGTGATGTTTCTAAGCGCTCTGGTAGACAGTTTCTTGCTTGACAAGTGAAACACCTTTTGTTTTTTTCTGCCGTCCTGAAAACAAGGTGGCAAGCTCAGCAGGTCTTGTTCCGTACCTGCGATTAACCTCTGTTTTGGTGGCAGAAAACAGAACTCCAGTTTCTACATCTCTCCACTCATACACATTCTTGTCGGATGAATTCAATAGTCCAGCAGATCGCAAGTCAGCAACCATATTGGTCTTTTCAAGAATTGCCGTTTGCTTTTTTGTGAGTCTGCTAATAAACGCCTGCGCGTCTTTGTTAGCAGTCAACCGCCAACCTTTGGCTTCCCTAGACTTCATGTTTACGAGATTGCAAGCCCCGGTTTTGCTAACACCGCACTGCGTAGCAAACTCAAATTGTGTTCCAGTGAAGCTTCTGCCATCCCGGTGCAAGAAAAAATGCACATCGTCGCGGTACATTGGGTGTGCTTTACCAGATATGTCTTTCGGCGTAACCCCGTAGAGGTGCCACCCACTTGCAGAGCTAACTCGCCCCTTTATGACCATGTTAGCCATAGTTTTTGATATTCCTATCTGTGATGGCATGTCGTACTGAACGCCTTCCCACACAGAACCATCTTGATTCACAAGCTTGTACTTTGTGTCGTCGAATTGATGCGAGCCATCTCGCTTCAAAGACCTAGACAAAGCCCGCTTTGCCCACCCATGCTCTCTGCGAGATTGGGTTGGCTTGTAGTAATGCCTTTTGCCGCCGACCATTAGCGCTACAGGCGACCACAAAGTGCCACCATGTATTTTGGCTAGCAGCAAATGCGCGAAAAAATGATCTTCAGGTGTCAGCCGAATGATGTTTGACTTTTCATCGCCACCACCTAGCGACCTTGGCTTGATGTGGTGCTTCTCGAAATACGTTGGCTTGACAGGTTGCTTAGTCAAGCGGTCAGCGATGAACTCGCTGTAAATGCGTTCATAATTCATGCAGCTCAATGCCTCTGATTCAGGTTGAGAGTTAGATGCCTGTATCGCGGTCCAACGCTTTACAGGCATCGCTATTTTAACGGGGTAACGCAAACTCCCACGGTTTACGGCCGCGCGGCGCGTTGATCTGCGCCCGGGCGACTGTCTGTTGGTCGATCGCTTGCCTGGTAATCCGCAAACGTGTAGCGAACGACGATGCGGCCCGCGTCTCGCGCTCGGCCATTTTCAACAACTTGTCGAACCGCTCGAGTCCGGCCTCGTCGGCCAACCATGTGCGCTCGAAGTTCGCGACCTCGTCCGCCAGTACTCGCGATTGCACGACATGGCGGCAATACATTTCCAGCAAGGGCGAGTGTGTCGAGGTAAACGCGCCCGCGGGTTGGTCGTTGACGACCTCCACCCACACCGAACGCTCGGCGTCGCTAATGTGCGCTGGCGGCCCTAGCCTTTGCGTTGCGGAAACGATCCCGGAGACGGGTGAGGCCAACGCCGCCGCGGATTTTCTGCCCCTGCTAGTTGCCATTTTTGGTTATCTTTAGGAAATGGAAGTTTAAGGGCGGTTTACAGTTGAAACGGTCCAGACTTTTCCCCACGCCCCGCCGTGGTGCATCACGCGCCCACCGGCCACCCATCAAGCCCGAC